CGAACGCCAACCTCCGGGCCCAGGTCGATCGGTTCCCGGTGCCGCCGCCGGTCGTGGTGCCGCAGGAGATGCGGACGGAGACCGCCGGCACGTTCTCGGCGTTCGGCCTCGGGCAGCTCGGCACCGGAAGCATCGACAAGCAGCAGCTCGACGAGCTGAAGCGGATCCGGGAGGAGTTGCAACGGGCGGCGATGGCCGGAGGGATCGGCCCGTGAGGAGAACACCATGCCGCTGACCTGGATCGAGGACGCCACGAGCCGCTCCGCGACGATCTTCCGTCTCGGGAGACGCGACCCCAGCACGCGGCAGCGCGTCTGGAACGTCATCGGCACGTCCGACGAAGACGTGCTGCACGCGGATATCAACGCCAAGATCAGCACGCTCTACGCCACGTGGACATACCCCGGGCAGCCGCTCGTCCGGCTCCGGGCCGAGTCCTACTCGGTGGACTACCAGGGCGACATGCTCTGGCGCGTGGCGGTGCAGTACGAGAAGATCGGCGCGGACGACCCGACGCAGTCGGGGCCGCTCAAGCGAGTCCGGTCGTTCGACACCACGGGCGGCACGCAGACGATCACGCAGTCCCGCGGCGGCGCGGATGGCGAGAGGGTCTACGACTCGACGGGGTTCGTGGCCGTGAACCCGCCCTCCATGAAGGGCGCGGTGAACGTGGATGATCGCGGCGTGAACGGCGTGGACATCGTCGTCCCGAACCTTCAGTGGACGGAGTCCTACGACGTGCCGTCGCGGTTCGTGGCCGACGCCTACGTGCGGGCCGTGCATCTGCTCACCGGGTCCGTGAACGCCGCACCGTTCCGCGGGTTCGCGAAGGGCGAGGTGTTGTTCCTCGGCATGACGGGTTCCCAGGAATGGGACACGCAGCGCGGCGACGGGCCGTGGAGCCTCTCCTACAAGTTCGTGGCGTCGCCGAATCGTGGGCCCGATCTCGGCGGCCTGCCGGCGGAGCCGATCGGCAACATCACCACGTACAACAAATATGGCCACGATTACCTCTGGGTGAAGTACGCCTCGGTGGACGACAACGTCAACAACCTCGTCCTCCGGCAGCCGCTCGTGGTCTACGTCAACAAGGTCTATCCGGACGGCGATTTCACGAAGCTCGGCATTGGTGTCGCATGAGAGATGGCCGCACTGGCAGAGTGACACCGGGCCCGATCAAGGGGCAGCTCTCCGCGGCTGCGCTCAACCGCGCCCAGGATGCCGCCGACATCGTCTTGGAGCAGCGCGGCAACGGCATGGCCGACGGCCCGCGCGACGCGCCGCCCACGTACGTGCCGATCCTAGCGAAGAACGCCACCACGGGCGCCGTCGCACGATGGGGCGTGATGAGCGTCGCCGGCGTCGTCTTCACGCCGTCAGGCTCGACCGGCTCCGCCACGCGGCAATTCCAGGATCAGCCCGTGATCTCCGGCGGGCTCCCGACCGGCGGCACGGCGTTCGTCGTCGCGGTCGAGCCGATCAAGGCCGGCGGGATCGGCCGGTGTGCCGTGGCCGGCGTGGTGCAGGCGCGGATCAACATCGTCTCCGCGAGCGATACGTTCGCCACCGCGAAGGACGGCGACCTCACACAGCTCACGAGCAGCTCGAGCGGGGAGGCGGCGATCCTCTGGAAGGAGGGCGGCACGGGGGCGAACAAATGGGCCCTCGTGCGGTTCGGGGCTGCCGGAGCCACGTTCGGCAACCGTCTCGGTAAGGCGAGCGGCACGTGGACGAAGGGCGCCACGGCGAGCGTGACGCACTGGAAGGGTGACGGCACGGCGGCGGTGAGCGGCCCCAGCGGGCCGGCGACGTTCGTCGCGATCAACCGGGCCCAGACGATCACGGGACCGACCGGCGGCTACTGGGTCGGCGTGGACAGCATCGACGGCACGTGGCACCTCAAGTGGGCGGAGTGCAGCGAATGATCCTCGGCGGCGGGCAGTGCCAGAAGTGCAAGTGCATCCCGTGCGACCCGTGCGAGCAGGAGTGCACGAACCCGCACACCGGCGACGCCTACGAGGTGGTCTACACCCTCTACTCGCTCGGCGTGGAGATCGGCAACACGACCGACGGCTACCTGACCGCGTCGGGCAGCAGGGACGAGGACGATCCCTACGACGGAATGGACGGCAGCAGCCCGTGGTACCAGCAGGTCGAGGGCGGGTTTTCGTTCGGCCCGAGCGTCACCCGTAACCCGTGCACGGTGCGGGTATCGTTCTGGCGCAGCACGCGCACGCTCGGGCCGACGGTGTTCCCGCCGCCGGCGGCCACGCTGACGGTCAGCAAAGTAACCGTCTCGTGCACGGCTGGCCGGATTCGGTTCGGCGAGAACGTCATCTCGGAGGGCGAGTCGCAGGACTTCGACGTGACGTTCCCGCTCGTGGCCGGGACGGGCGACCAGAGCGCGGACGACCCGCGTTCGGCGGAAGGCACGTTCGCGGTATCTCCGTTGTGTCGCGAGGCGTCGTTTTCCATCACGGCGCGCATCGAGTGGACGACCAGCAATCGCCTGCACACCCTCTACGGTCTCGTGCGCGAGTGCTACGAGATCGGCACGCCGTGCGCGGAGTTCTGCGACGGAGACCCGGCGCCGGACGAGATCTACCTGACGATCAGCAACCTCGAGGTCACGGCATTCGACGAATACGACTCCGTGACCTATTCGCCAGAACAACTCGACTCCACGAAGGAATACCTCAACAGCACGTTCGTGCTGCCGAGAACGGAGAACTTCTGCGGCTCGTTCGCTGGGGCGTTTTCGGCCCCGCCGACAAGCGCCAATCTCGAGTCGTGCGACAGCCTCTCGGGAGGAACGGCACTTTCCATCGAAGTGTCGCAGGCATTCAAGCAGATCTACATCCGGATCGCGGTGGGGCGTGGAAACCTCTGCGCGTGGGCCATCGTGATGAAGGCGTCGATGCTCGACGGCATGTTCCCGATCTGCGGGACGGCGTATATCGAGTCCGGGCAAGGAACGGACATCGCGTTCATCGGTCCTTCGCCGGCGACGTACGTAGGCTCCTTCGACTGGGAGATCACGACATGATCTCCTGCGACCTCTCCTCCCCCGACGCCACCTGCCCGCGGTGCGGATTCGTCTCCAAGATCCGCGGCGCCATCCGGCGATGCCGCAAGCCGGCACCGCGGGTGTGCGGACCGGGCTGCCAGCTTCGCCGCCTCCTCGAATGGTGGGGAATCCGCGACGACGGCCGGTGTGGGTGTTCCGAGTTTGCCTCCCAGATGGATACATGGGGCCCGGCCGGCTGCGCCGCCCGGGAGGACGACATCCTCGGCCACCTGGCGGAGGCCGCCGTCCGACGCGGGCTGCCGTTCGTGCCGCTCGCCGCCCGGGTGCTGATCCGGCGTGCCATCGCCGCCGCGCAGCAGGAGATCGCCGCAGGGGGCACCGATGCCCCGCCGGCGGGGTGACGATCTACCGCACGGAGGCGGCCGTGAAAAAGCGTGCGCAGGTGTGGATCGGCGACCAGCGGTGGACGATCCACCGGACGAGCAAGCTGCCGACCGACCGCGATGGCGAATGCGACTACGGCGACCGCACGATCCGCGTCCGTGCCTCGATCCAAGGCGAAGAACTGGCCGAGGTGCTCATCCACGAGATGTTCCACGCGCGGTGGCCTGACCTCTCCGAGGAGGCCGTGACGGAGATGGCCCAGGAGGTCGCCGGCACGCTCTACGGGTTCGGATTCCGGCACGAGGAGGAGCACGATGGCTGACAAGCGACCGGGCCTCGCTGACGCGATCCGTGCCGCCGTTCCGCCGGTGACGCGGCGGGCGGTGTGCTGGTGGGAGAAGCTCGACGCCGAGACGCTCGCGGAGCTGGAGGCGATCCGGGCCGACTTCCGCTCCGGCCGGCTCGGCCAGTCCAAGTCTGCCGTGGCCGCGGCGGTCGTCGCGGAGCTGTCGTCGCGTGGCCTCTCCGACATCGGCAAACAGGGGGTGACGACATGGCTCGGCGCGGAATGAGGCACGCCGTCGCGGAGCAGGTGGCCGCGTCCGCGGCCTCTCCCCCGCCCGACGCCGAGCAGGTGACCGAGCGTCGCTCCGGCGCGGAGATCGAGTACCGCTCCGTCTCGGCGACGATCCGCACCGTCGAGGATCTCATCCGCCACATCGAGGCGGATATGACCCGTTTCGAGGTGTCGCAGAGCGAGGCCACGAAATGGGAGGTCGCCACCGTCGATCGCGAGACCGGCAAGCCGGTCGTGACGGTGCTGCACCGGGTCTTCGTCCGGCTCCGGCCGCGGTCGGGCCCGGCGACGGCGGAGATCGTCGAGGCGATGATCGCCGGCGCCGCGTCCGCCGGCAGGATCGGCCGCCCGGCAGCGAAGGCCGCGAAGGCCCGGCCCGGCCCGTGGCAGGTGCTCGTCGTCGCGGACACGCACTTCGCGAAGTACGCCTGGAGCAAGACGACCGGCGGCGACGACTACGACCTCGATCACGCCGAGCGGCTCGTCGGTGCCGCCGGCCGCCAGCTCCTCGACCAGGGCGACGCCCACCGGCCGGCGCGGCGGACGATCGCCTTCCTCGGCGATCTCTTCCACTACGACACCCCCGACGCGAAGACGACACGCGGCACGCCGCTCGAGCGTGACGGCCGGCTGGAGCGGATGGTCGAGACCGGCTCGCGGGCGCTCGTCTCGCTCGTGGAGCGGTCGGCGGAGACGTGTCCCACCGACTGCGTCGTCGTGCCGGGGAACCATGACGAGACGATGACGGCATGGTTTCGCGTGCTCTTACGCACCCATTTCGCACGGGACAAGCGGGTGACGGTGCACGAGGTCTACACGCACCGTCAGTACCTCGAACACGACGGGACGCTCCTGGGATTCGCGCACGGGGACAAGGCCCGGGCGAAGCTGCCGAGCCTCATGTCGCTGGAGGCCGGCGCCTCTTGGGCGCGGTGCTCGTGCCGCGAGGTGCACACCGGGCACCTCCACAAGCAGGCCGCCCGCATCCGCCGCGTCGTCGATTCCGACGGCATCGACACCGTGGACGGCGTCGTGGTGCGGATCGCCCCGGCCCTCTGCCCGCCGGACGACTGGCACGCCCAGGAGGGGTGGATCGGCAGCCGGCAGGCGATGGAGACGTTTTTCTACGACCGCGGCCGATTCGCGGGGATGCTCGTGGCCGACGGGCGCGCCCCTTGCGACCGCGCGTAGGCTGGGAGACATGCTCACCGACGCCGAGATCGCCGAGATCGACCAACGCATCCAGCGGGCCGGCGCCGCGAATTGCTGGACGGGCACGGCCGGCACGATCGCCGCCGACGCCCGCCGGCTCGTCAGACACATCCAGGAGGCCGCCGCCATGTGCGAATACCCCGCCGACCACATCCTCCGCGGCGAGCGAGAGCTGCGGGACCGGCACTACCTCGGAGACGAGGCCGCGATCCTCACGGAGGACGACGTGGCCGAGCTGGCCGACGAGACGAGGAAGGCCGCCGACATCGGCGGTGCCGTGACGCCGCTGCCGGAGGCGGCGGGGCCGACGGAGGCCGTGCGGCTCCTCGACACCGCACGGGCGGCGGTGATCGACCGGCACGCCACCTACGGGCCTCCCCGGGAGCATTTCGCGCGGACCGTGGGCATGGTCAACGCTCTGTTCGCCGGCGTGCTCGTGCGTCCGCTCACCGTGGCGGACTGGGCCCGGATCATGCTCCTCGACAAGCTCGCCCGCGATCTGGGGCCGAAGCCGCACGCGGACAACGCCGTGGACCTCGCCGGCTACGCCGCGTGTCTCGCGGAGTGCCAGTCCGCACCCCCTCCGGGCTGACCGCCAGGGCCGGGACGATGGGTGGCGAGGTGCACATGATCGCCCGCCCGACCCACTGGCGCGCCACGCACGACGGCCGCGAGAGTGTCGCGGGGCCGGGTGGGCATGGGTGCCTCCAGTCGCTCGCGACCAACGGCGCGAAGACCGGCAAGATCACCTCGCGCCGGTACACCCGCGACGACCTCGAGCTGCTCGCGTTCCGGTACGGCATCACCGTCGAGGCGGTGAAGGCCGCGATCGCCCAAGGGCTTCTGGAGACACTCGATGCCCGCCACCGGTAGCCTTTCCGGCGTCGTCTCGACGACGACCGCGATCACGCAGACGCAGTCCGACACCGTCGGCGCGTCGTCCCGTGCCGTGACGGTCGGCACCAACTACCAGTTCAACAGCGTCTCCGGACCGCTCGCCGATCAGCTCTGGGTCTCGAATCGATCCGTGACCGGCGGGCAGTCGGAGACGATCGACCTCCTCGCTCTCGCCGACACGATCCAGGGCGCCACCGGCGTCCAGACGATGCGGCAGGTGCGTCTCGTCCGCGTGACCTGCAACGAGACCGCCACCGGGCCGAGGATCGTCGTGGGCCCATCGGGGACGAACGGCTGGGGCCGCGTCGCCGGCGAGGTGGGCCCCGGCGGCGAGCTGCTCGCCGTCCAGCAGACGCACGCCTGGGGCGTCACCGCCACCGAACGTGGCGTGACGATCAGCGCCACCGGGACCACCGGCCCCGTGGCCTACTCGATCGTGATCGCCGGCACGGCCGCCACCGGACCCACGGGATATTGACCATGACCCCTGAACAACTCCAAGCCGCCGTTTCCGGATTCCTCGCCGGCGCCCGCGACAAGGCCGCCGGCGGCCTCACCGTCGCCGAGTTCGGGAGCCTCGTCGTCGAGCTGCTCCGCCTGGCGGTCGCCGGCTTGGACACGATCTCCACCCTCGACGGCCCGGCGAAAAAGGCGTGGGCGCTCCAGGCGGTCGGGGTGCTCTTCGACACCGTGGCCGACGCCGCGGTGCCGCTCCCGGCCCGGCCGGTGTGGTGGATCGTCCGCCCCGCGGTGCGGTCGCTGGTGCTCGCCGCGGCCGGCGGGGCCTTGGAGCAGGTGCTGCGACTGACGCGGGCGGTGCCCGCACCGGAGGCCACCGCGTGACGATCCCTCTCCCGCTGCTCTTCGTCGCCGCCGCCCTGGCCTACCTCTCCTGGCGTGGGTCCGCGGCCCCCGCCGGCGCGCCGTCCCTGCCGCCTATTGGGCCGCCCGG